TTGGGCCGAATATCGTGCCTTGAAACCACAACGATCACACTGCATTTTTTTCTTGTACCCAGCTGACTCCCAGCTGGGTTTTCTTTTGGGCAACTTTTTTCTTTTGCGAACACAGTTCTCGCAACGACTGCGATAGTGCACAACTTCGTCGCGTCGGTAGTTTATGGCACAAGCACGTTGATTGCACACAGGACAAGTGGGTCTTTTCATGAGGTATTTATAGGTGGACCTTTGCAAAGGGCAACATAGAGGGCGGTTTTTTCAATATACCTATAAATATCTGTAACTTAAAAAGGAACCCACTATGGCTCTAGTATCACCCGGCGTAGAAGTAACAGTAATTGACGAAAGTCAATATATTCCAAGTGCTGTTAATTCAGTGCCTTACTTCTTGGTTGCAACTGCACAAGACAAAGTATCCGCTGACGGTATTACCGTTGCTGCCGGTACATTGGCTGCCAACGCAAACAAAACTTATCTAATTACCAGCCAACGCGATTTGGCTGCAACTTTTGGTGTACCGTTCTTCTACAACACCACCAATGGTACCCCGATCAACGGGTATGAACTCAATGAATACGGCTTGTTGGCTGCTTATTCTTCACTGGGTGTCACTAACCGTGCTTATGTTCAGCGTGTTGACATTGACTTGACAGAACTAACTGCCAGTTTGAATCGTCCAGTGGGTGAGCCTGCCAACAATACTACTTGGCTTGACATATCTGAATCTGTGTGGGGGATCCAAGAATGGAACCAAACTACTGGAACATTCACTGTCAAAACTCCTATTGTGATCACTGACCCTGCTGAAGTTGTCGATGCTGATGCAGAAGATTACACACCACTATCATCGGTGGGCAGCATTGGCGACTATGCAATGGTTGCTATCGGAGAAATTATATTTGGCTATTACAAAAATTCCAGCAACTCCTGGGTGCAAATTGGTGATGACGGGTGGAAAGACTCGTGGCCTACATTGACAGGTACCGCTAGCCCGTCTAGTCTGGTTGTAGGTTACAATCTTTTTATCAATGGCACACTTGTAGCAGTACCAAGCACCAACACTGTGGCTGGTTTGGCAGCAGCCATTAACGCAGCCACAATCCAGGGTGTTAGTGCAGAAGCAGTCAGCGGCAAACTTACACTGTACGCAGATTCAACATCTACCAGCGATGGTTCCAGTCTCAACGGTGGCGTAGTTGCAATTGAACCAGGCGGCAACAACGGTGCAGCACTGCTGACCAGTTTGGGGATCACAGCAGGTGATTATCGTGCCCCTATATACCTTCCGTCTTACAGTTATCAAGTACCACGCTGGAGAACAACCGATGCTACACCGCGCCCCACAGGATCTGTATGGAACAACATGAGTGCTGCCAACAGCGGTATAAATGTAGTGATCAAAAAATACAGTACAGTGCTGGGAGATTGGGTTGCACAAACCAGCAATGCATACATTGGAGACTTTGCGGCATTGAGCGGTCTTGACCCCAGTGGAGGCGGAAAAAACATTCCAGTTGGCACCACGTATGTCAACGTTGATCCATATTTTTATGCAACTACTCCCAATCAAACTGCATCATACGAAATTCTAAGTCGATATGTATTGGGCGCAACAGTGGTCACTGGTACTGTGGCCAATCCAACTTTTGTTTCAGGAAATAGTTTTACTATTCGAGCCAGTCAAGCGTCAGCCACACCAACCTCAGTTCTTGGAACAGCAACGTTGGGCGGAACAACTCCAGCAGCTTTTGTTGCTGCGGTTAGTGCAGCTAACATACCTAATGTCAGTGCCAGTGTTAACTCAGCAGGAAACATTGTGTTGACACACAGTCAAGGCGGAACCATGGTAGTCGAGAATGTTATCGGAACGCCACTGACTGCTGCAGGATTTACGTTGGTTACTCCGTTGGTTCGTCAAGGTAGATTGTCGGCTACTCAACTAACATTGAGTAATTGGGTTGGTACACCTGAATTTACATACACAGCCAGCGACACTGCACCAGATGTTGATCCAGCAGATGGACGACTGTGGTTCTACAGTTCTGTTAGCGATGTTGACATCATGATTCAGGACAATGGCACCTGGCAAGGCTATCAAAACGTTGTCAATGATGTTCGTGGTTTTGACCTCAGCGAGACCAACGCCAGCGGTCCTATCATTGCTGCCACAGCACCAACTACACAAAATGACGCCAGTGAAAGCCCATTGCAATTTGGTGATCTTTGGATCGATTCCAGCGACCTAGAAAACTATCCTGCAATTTATCGTTGGCAAGCTGTTGCTGGAGAAAACCAATGGGTTTCAATCGACACCACAGACCAGGTCACTGAAAATGGCGTGCTGTTTGCAGACGCACGTTGGGCCGGCAACGGAACTACTGATCCAATCAGCGATCCTTTCCCAACTATCGAAAGCTTGTTGACCAGCAATTACCTGGATCTTGATGCACCTGATCCTGCACTGTATCCACAGGGCATGCTGTTGTTCAACACACGTCGTAGTGGCTACAACGTCAAGAGTTTCCAAGAAAACTATTTCAATGCCACGAGCTTCCCTGACGATACTCTACCTAGTGTGAAAAACACTTGGTTAACTGCCAGCGGCAACAAAGATGATGGCAGCATGTGGTCAGGACGTCAGGCACAACGCAAAATGATTGTGGCAGCATTGAAGTCAGGAATTGACACCAGTTTGAGCATTCGAGAAGAACAAGTTGACTTCAACTTGATTGCTACACCCGCATATCCTGAGCTTACTCCCAACATGATTGCACTCAGCAACGAGCGCAGCAACACATTGTTTGTGGTAGCAGATACTCCAATGCGACTGGATCCAAGTGGCACAAGTCTTGTGAACTGGGCTACCAACAACAATGGACTGGGATTGGTCACTGAAGACGGTCAGATTGCAACCAGCAACTATGCTGGCGCATTCTACCCCAGCTGCCAGACCACAGACCTCAGCGGCAACACCGTGGTTGCTCCTCCAAGTCACATGATGGTACGCACCATCCTGCGCAGCGATGCTGTAAGCTATCCATGGTTGGCTCCAGCTGGTACACGTCGTGGCGTGGTGGACAATGCACTGGCTATTGGTTACATCAACGGCGCAACTGGCGAATTTGTGCAGTTGAGCATGGGACAAGCACTGCGTGACATCTTGTATGAACGCAACATCAACCCAATCACGTTTATTCCAGGTGTAGGTATCACCAACTTTGGTAACAAAACTACCACTGTGACTACCACCGCACTGGATCGTATCAACGTTGCACGACTGGTTGCGTTCTTGCGTGGACGACTGGAGCAGATTGGCAAGTTGTTCTTGTTTGAACCCAACGACGAAGTTACTCGTCAGGAAATCACCAACACTGTCAACAGCTTGATGATTGACCTGACAGCCAAGCGAGCAATTTACGACTACCTAGTGGTCTGCGACAACAGCAACAATACTCCAGCACGTATCGATCGAAACGAGCTATGGGTCGACATTGCCATTGAACCAGTGAAGGCTGTGGAATTTATCTATATTCCATTGCGTATCAAGAACACTGGTGAAATTTCTGGAGCAGCCGCTTAAAAAGGGGGTCCGCAAGGACTCTCTTTTTAGGTAAATAAACATATAGGAGAAATTTATGGCAAGTGCATCACTAAACAAAATGACAGTACCCGTTGGAGCAGACGCCGCTGGCGGCGGTGCCCAAGGCCTGTTGATGCCAAAACTCAAGTATCGCTTTCGCGTGTTCTTTGAAAACTTTGGTGTGTCAAAACCCACAACAGAAATGACCAAACAGGTCATGAGCTTCACCCGTCCCAACTTGACGTTTGAAGAAATTACTCTACCGATCTACAACTCAACACTGAAGTTGGCCGGCAAGCACACCTGGGCAGACGTCACCACAGAAATTCGCGACGATGCATCAGGTCAGGTCAGCCGACTGGTAGGCGAGCAAATGCAGAAACAAATGGACTTCCTGGAAATGGCTTCAGCATCCAGTGGTGTTGATTACAAGTTCACCACACGAGTTGAAGTGTTGGACGGCGGCAACGGTGCTGTTGCTCCAGTGGTTCTAGAAACATGGGCATTGTATGGTTGCTACCTCAAAGGAGCAGATTACGGTTCTCTCAACTACGGCGAAAGTGCTCCTGTTACAGTGAGTTTGACCATTGCTTATGACAACGCCAACCAGGTTGCTGGCGACGTGGCTCAAGGCGGTATTGGCATTGGAACTGTACTTGGACAAACCATTGCCGGCGCGGTGACTGGTGCTGGTCAAGGCCAATAAGGCAGACTAGCTCATGGCAGATTTTGGCCAAAACTTCCTTAAGGGGTTTATTGGGTCAGGGCAAGGCTTGCGTGATTACAGTCACGCAAGTCGTACTTTTACCACCAACGCATACGAACTCAAACCTCGGTTCAAGTTTCTTTTTCACGTCAGCTTCTCTATCAACACTGGAGAGATTCCTTATCTACGTGGTGTGTTTGGCAGCAGCGATGTGACTGAACTGAGTCTGTTGGTCAAAACAGCAGATCTTCCACGATACAACATTCAAACACAAACAATGAATCAGTACAATCGAAAACGACTTGTACAGACCAAACTTGAATACCAACCTATCAACTTGACGTTTCATGACGACGGTGGTGACAATGCACGACGACTGTGGTACTACTACTTCAGTTACTACTACAATGATCCTGCTCAACAGTACCTGGCACCCAACGTCACCAACGGCAGTGCAGGCGCCAGTCAAAACAGAAGTACAGGATTTGGATATCCGCGCAGCGACATCTACAATGACACGCTACAGGTACCAACCTGGGGATACTCAGGAGAAAGCTGGACCAACGGCACATCAGCTGTGAACGGAAAACCAGCATTTTTCAAAGACATCAGAATTTACGGAATGGACCAGCGCAAGTTTGCTGAGTACATTTTGATCAACCCCATTATCAAGAGCTGGAATCACGACACCTATGATTACAGTCAAGGCAACGGCACCATGCAACACAGCATGACCTTGGAATACGAAACTGTGAAGTACTACGAAGGTGCTATGAGTCGAGGCGGCCGCTCTGATCAAAACATACAAGGCTTTGGTGGTCCAGAACACTACGATACCACACTGAGTCCAATTGCCAGACCCGGAGCCAACAGCACAATATTTGGCCAAGGCGGTTTGTTGGACGCAGCCGACGGTATCTTGGGCGACCTACAAAGCGGCACAGTCGGCGGTTTGATTGGTGCCACACAAAAAGCACTGCTCACACGTGAAACATTCAAGAACAAAAATCTTTCGGCCATTGCCAAAAGCGAAGCAACAACTTTGGGCATCAACGAAATCTCTAAATCTTTGCCTGGAGCAATCAGACCCATATTAAATAGACCAACTGGAGTGTTTATTCCAACACCGCAACGTGCTGCTCCAGGCCCCACCACAGGCCCAACCCCAGGACCCCCGCCATGACCACAGGTTCAGTCAACAACACCAACTTCAACATTGATCAAACTGTCAGAGTTTTTGATCAGTTCTACAGCTTTGATGTAAACATTCCTGCGGCCGAATACGATATTGTTCACAGTTACTTCTTGAAGACCATGAATAATCGCCAGGCCGCTGGCAACTTCACAGTGTCGTTGTTTAGAATAGCAGAAGAAACCAAGATTCCTCCACTGACATTGTTGCAAGAATTCCAGGGCATAAATGGAGTCAATCTCAATGTCTCGTTGGCCTATTATCTCAATCAGATTCGCAGTCGTGCCACACTATTGGGCGTGGGGGTTTCTGTGGTACCCAACGCTTATGCTGCAAGAAACGTAATTCAATGAGCAAGTGGGCACAAGGATTCTACACTGTGCAAAATGCCGACAAGTATGTGGGCACCAAGACCCCGCGATACAGATCAGGCTGGGAACTCAGCTTTATGCGTTTTTGCGACAGCAATGACAATGTGTTGCAATGGGCATCAGAAGCTGTGCAAATACCTTATCGTCATCCACTCACCGGCAAACAAACCATATATGTGCCAGATTTTTTAATCACTTATCGCACTCGCGGCAATACCATGCGAGCTGAACTGATTGAAATCAAGCCCAAAAAGCAAAGCGTGATTGAATCAAAAATGAGCAGTCGTGACCGTGCTGTGGTAGCCATCAATTATGCCAAATGGGCAGCAGCCCAGAAGTGGTGTGCTCGCCAAGGGCTACACTTCCGAGTGATCACAGAAAACGACATGTTTAAAAACGGCTCCAATTAACGCCATAAATATGGCATGACTCGTAAACTTGAAGAACTGTTTGATCTGCCGCCTACTGCACAAGAAGTAGACACTGCCATACCTGACTTGCCTACCAGTCGAGAAACACTGGCAGCACTGGACGCAGCCATAGACAAAATTGACGAAGCACTGCCAGCAGTGCGCGGACTAGAATCCACAGATTCTGAAATGGACACACTCAGCGACATGGCTCGTGACAGCTACAAAGATCTAATGGATCTAGGTATGCAGGTCGACAGTCGGTTTGCCAGCGAGATATTCTCAGTTGCCAGCAACATGCTGGGCCACGCCATCACAGCCAAAACAGCCAAGCTGGACAAAAAACTCAAGATGATTGACCTGCAGATGAAAAAAATGCGCCTGGATCAACAGCAAGCAGTGTTAGACAGCAAGCAAGAACCTGAAAACCCTGTGCAGCAAGGCACAGGAATGATACTGAGTCGTAATGATTTATTGCAACGAATCCTCGGCGGCAACAAGCAAAACGACACAAAAGAATAAATATAGCATAGGATATTGAAATGAAAACATTCGCCAACTACCTAGCTGAAAGCCAACGCACATACGACTATCGCATCAAAATTTGCGGTACAGTAGATGCCGGTGCTGTACGACAGCTCAAACAAAAACTGGACCAATTTGATCCAGCTAGCATGACAGATCTCAAAACTACACCTGTTCAAGCTATCCCCACTGACTTCCCCAACTACAAAAACGAGCCTGTGAGCATGTTTGACGTGAGCTTTCGATACCCAGCTATTGAGCCACAGATCAAACAACTGGCACAAC